AGGTGGACAACAACGTATGCAGATTATTAAACACGCTGTTGCTATGGGGTTTACAGGGATTGGTGTAGCAAAAGGATTCGTACACGTAGATATTCGTGACAGCTATCCTGTAGCCTGGTGTTACTAGCGTAGCAGAGAGGTCTTCTTTGAGTCTCTAAAGGCTTTAGCTGTAGGTGCACCCTTACTGCCAGGCTTCCTCATCTTTTCCTTAGAGCCTGCTTGTATGCGCTTACGTTTAGCGTGTATGTTTGCGTATAAACCTTTCATTACCATTTCACCTTGTTAGCCCAGTAAGCCGCAGACGATTTGCCTTTGGCTATGTTCTTTCTGTGTCTAGCTTTGAATGCCTCGTTGCGCTTTGATCCATCAGGGGAGCCTGTCTTACCCTGCTGACCAAACCTAATAGTCTTTGGCTTACCATCCACCATAGTCACTACAACGTGGGACTTTGTTGCGTGGCCGGGCGTTCTCTTGGGCTTATCGATCCCAGAGACACCGATTCTTTTAAGTAAGCTGTCTTTTTTCATACCTAGATTATACCAAAAAAAAGACCCCGCGTATGCAGGGCCAAAAGGGGAGTAAGATAACTGACTTTTTAGTTTGGTAAGGGGCAGCAACCCCAAACCAAGATATGAAAACCAGCGAGGTCATCACAATAACAACAGGGCAATGCGTTATTGCATTTATGATTCTACATCAAACGCAGGGTTAAGCAAGCCCAATTGCTCCTCATTTGGCGGTGTGGAATCTTCAGCAATCCTATCCTCAATGTCTAGCCACATATTACGCAGCTCATTGCGGGCATAGCCACTGGCATTACCGTATACTGCTGACTCTAGGATGTTAAGCATCTGCTCTCGAAGGTCTGTATATTCGTGCATCTCTATGGTGTCTAACATCTGCTCTAAAATATTTTCTTTGCTCATGATATTCTCCTAATTGTATGACACAGGCTCATAAGTTTCATCAGCCTCCATTTTCTTAAACTCTTCTCTGTAGTGTTTCGCTATCTCAGCCCTTAGCTTCTTGTTGGTTGGCATCAGTACATTCCACTTCTCTCGCAGCATCTCCATGTGTCCAGCCCCAAACGTATCTACACAGAACGCAGTGAACTCAAATGGGTTAGCAGTAAACTTCATATGGCAGTAGTGGCACAGACACAGTGCGTTATCCATGCTCCAGCGCACAGACTTAGCTGCTCGTCCGTAGATGTGGGCGCACTCCATCCTGGCCCCAGTCTTATTGCAGTGTTCACATTGGTAGTCAGCTTTCTTTCTAACCACATCACTAAACCATTTATCCGCTGCATCTCTTTTAATTGCCATCTAACATATCCTTTGAAGGGAATGGAATGTAGACACCAGTGCGTTCACTAATGCCCCTATTCATTGCATCATAAACCTTTGCCACCTTGTCTGAATGTATGGCTGTGGTAGACGATATGTCGAACATCTTGTTCTGCACCAGCTTCCAGATATTCTTAAAGGATTCCTGAGTCCAAGGTATCTCCATAGGCTCAGAGAAAAACTTAGTGTCTATCTGTTGGTACACTCCAGCGTCGTTTAGCTTCTCAGCAGCCAGTCTAAAGTACACCTCCATTGCAGCCTGTTGCTTTGCTGACCTATTCTTGGCGAATGTATACTGGAATCGTATGTAGCTCTTACCTTCCCAGAGCTGATCAACAAAGTCCTTAAAAGACTCCTTAGTTTGGTCGCTATTAACTGTGTATGCTTCTGGCATTATAGTTTTACCTTCAGCCACTTGGCCATCATCCTCTCCTGCTTGTTATCCAGGCGACTAGAACTTTGTATCTCTGCCCTGCGCTGACCATCAAACCCTAGCCCACGACGGGGGCCTTTGATGTTCTCTTCAACAGTTCTCAGGTCTTTAGTTTCACAAAATGATTTCCTGTATAGCCTCTGCTTTATGGTGCTAGGCGGCACCTTCTTGCCCGTGGCATTATGTATCCCATTGCTGTACTCAACATAACTGTATTCTTTGCCAGTCTCAAACTCTGGATGCTTACCGATAAACTCCACTTTTCTTACCGTATTGCGATGTTTCATTACTGTTCCTCCATGTAATACTCAGCGACTGTAACCTTTTCACCATAACGATTAGTAACTTTGATGTTGTTTTTCAGGATCGTATAGCCTTCTCTTTTTAACTCAAGAATCCTCGATGCAACCTGGGTGATTCCCAGTTCAGCGAATGCGTTAAGGCAGGTTAGCTTCTTTCCGTCAGTCAAATAATCTAATACTCGTTCGTGCTGTGTCATGGTATTTCCTCTTTGTGTTATTTAAAAATGCTTTTTAATTCAGCCAAGTGCTTTTCAGCAGCTTCATCGGCCTTTGTTTTATCATGCCCAATCAGTGCGGCTGGCTTCTCATACATCTGGTGTAACGGCCTATGCCTGTTAGCCTCCTTGATAGCACCAACAACCCTATCCAGGTTAGGCCAATCAAACTCTGGATTGCCCTTTTCTCTTTCTGACTTAATAAAGGCAATGCCCTTATCAATCTGCCCTCTACTGAACCCCGCTATCTGATGGGCCGACATGCTTTTTGTGGCGACCAACATGCTGTCAGGGTAGGTGACGTTCATCTTCTTATCGCCGAAAACAACGGCCATCAATCCAAACAAATAGTTAACAGCTTGAGTCTCTTCCTCAGTCCTAGAACTCCGCGTTGAGGTCGAGCCACTTACTGCCTGTTTCACTAGGGCGTTTATATTTGTCATCCGGTCTCTCCTTTTTAGTCCAAGTGGCTATAGCAGACTGCCACTTTTTCATTTTGTTTTTCCCAACCATCCAGCCCTTAGAGTCGTAGAAGTGCCAGAACTTATATGGGTCAACACCATTCATCTTTTGATTACAGTAATCAACTACCTCGTCGATAGTAGGTGGAACAAACTTCCCTGGTGTAGCTGGGGAACTTGCTTCCCCCTTATTAACTGTAATATTAGATGTATTATTAATTGTATTATTATCTTTAAGATTTTCTTTAATAGGGTCATAAGATTTTCTTTGTGAGGTATTAAGATTTTCTTTAATACCCTCCCCAGATATTTTTATATACCTATTAAGAATTTGCTTACTACCTTCTTTGTACTGCATCTGCACATCTATATAGCCTCGCTCTTTAAGCTGGCCTATCCATGTGCTTACTGTGACCTTCGTAACCCCGTACAAAGAGGCGAAGTATTGATTGCCAGCCCAGCAGTATCCTTCCTTATTGCTCAAGGCGGTTAGCTCCCCATACAATAGCTTGGCGCTAGCTGGCAACTCCTTGTCATACCTTACGTTAGCAGGGATGTTGGCGTAGTAGCCGGGATTATCCATGCTCACCAGCCTGAATAAATACAGACAATGGCACTGCGAACAGCGAGGCAAATGCCATAAGAGTCTTTAAGCTCGGGTCTCTGTGTCCATTCCTAATAAGGCTAATAGTTGCAGGGCTTAGATGTCCCTGTCTTGCCATGTCAGCCTGGCTCATACCTTCATGCGCCATGAAAAAGTCCAATGATTTGTTAATGTCCATCTGTGTTCTCCTATGAATTAGGTGACATCATATTGCTTTGCAAAATAATTTGCAACAGGCTATTGACAACTATTTACAGGTAGGTATGATAGTAAGCACACAAACAAGAGGAAGCGTTATGAAAAAAGGTACTGCACAATTTGAAGAGTTCTTATGGGACTCGATGCACAAGTATGAGTATGAAACAAAAAACTTTACTGGCGACATCATTGACCTAACAGATCAACATAAAGATGAGCTTTGCTATCAATGGCTCAAAGCCATGCCAAGCTGGAGAGATGATTACCTGCCGCTGTCATGCCATGACCAAGAAAAATTTCTGGATCACCTATACCTACACTCAAAGGCAGAAACATTAAGCATTAAGATGCGCGATGATATATACATGGGTCTTGAGAGTACACTTGAAGATATTATAAATGGCGTGTACGCACGGTATTACAAGGTTCCAGAAGAAGAATTTCAAGGCTACGCGAGGGGGCAGTAATGGACGCTAATGATCTGAATGAATTTGACCGTGGGGAGCTTGATTGCCTGTACGGTTATGAGGCGCTTGAAGGCCAGTCAGAGTCTTACTATGCAGGTTATGGTGAGCAGTATGCAAAAGAACAGGCCATGGGAGGTGCAAGTGGACATTGAAAGAGGTGTCGAGTTAGTTCCGCACAAAAGCAGTAAAGGGTGCGGAGAAAATCAAAAGGTTGCATTGAAAATGAAATCTGGAGATTCAATCTTTTTTGAGTCATTTAGCAAGTGTCAGTCGTTTTATGCAACGATGCAGGGGCTTGGAATTAATTCAACAACTAGAAAGCAAATGAACGGATATAGACTTTGGAGACTGTAGGGGGTCAACATGAAATCAAGTGAATCAATTAACGAGTTAGCCAGCGCATTATGTAACGCACAATCCCAAATGGGGGGTGCTGTTAAAGACAGCGCCAATCCTTTCTTTAAATCAAGCTATGCCGATCTAACGTCTGTAATTAAGGCGATCAAGCAGCCCTTTGCTGATAACGGCCTGAGCTATACTCAGTTCCCAGTAAGCAATGAAAACGGTGTTGGCGTATCTACGCGCCTGATGCACATCTCAGGTCAGTGGCTAGAAATGGAATATACCTTGCCAACTGTTAAGAAAGACCCACAGGCTTCGGGGTCAGCAATAACCTACGCAAGACGGTATGCTTTGCAGTCTATCGCGGGAATACCTACGGCAGATGATGATGCAGAATCTGCAATGCTTCGCGGTGATGATAATAAGGTTGTCTCTGATGACCAGATCATATCCATCAAGAAATTACTTGATGAGACTGGTGCCGACAGCGATAAGTTTTGCAAGTGGCTGAAGGTCAGATCAGTCGATCAGATATTAGCTGTACACTACGACCGCGCTGTTGCCGCACTAGAGGCCAAGAAGTGATCATCCTAGACCATGAGCAGGGTTCACCAGAGTGGCTTGCTGCAAGACTGGGCAAGCCCTCTGCAAGCATGTTTTCCAAGCTAATAACACTAGCTGGGAAGCCTAGCACCTCTGCTGATGGGTACATCAACACCCTTATAGCCGAGAGGTTGATGGGGTACTCTGAGCCTCTATTTGTCACTGATGCCATGCAGCGTGGCACTGATTTAGAGCCAGAAGCCAGAGAGACCTACGAGTTTATTTATAATGTACAGGTCGAGGAGGTAGGGTTTATCCTGGATGACTCTGGTGAGTTTGGCTGTAGTCCTGATGGATTGGTTGGTGATGGCGGCTTAGAGATTAAGTGCCCAGCAGCGCACAACCATATAGCATGGGCCAGAAAGAAAGTATGCCCAAGTAAACACTACGCCCAAGTTCAGGGGTGTATGTGGATAACAGATCGCAAGTGGTGGGATTTTATGTCTTACCATCCCGATATGAAACCCTTCGTAGTTCGTGTAGAGCGTGATGAAGAGTTCATTACCCAGTTGGCAGTGCAAGTCCAGGCTGCTGTAGATGAAATAATTTCCGAAGTGGAGAATTTAAAATGAAAGTAGGTGTATCAGTATCGCTAGACCTTAAAAAATTAGACCTAAAACGCTGCCCTGTAGTCACTAAAAAAGATGGCACTGAGGCTCGGTATCTTAACCTGACTACGTTTATCGACACTGTCGAGCAGGATCAGTACGAGAACAATGGCTTTATCGCCCAGTCGCAGACCAAAGAAGAGCGCGAGGCAGGTAAGGAGCGACCACCCATTCTGGGCAATGTGAAAGTATTCTACACTGATGGCGGATCTGCTGCCCCTGCTGCTGCGCCTATAACTGAAGACATTCCATTTTAGGAGGGTGTATGAAGGATTTAGATAAAGCCATAAAAGAAGCGCACAACTTTGCAGATAAAGCTATGGAGACCTCTATTCCTTGGTTAAAAAGAAAGGCACTAGAGATTAGTAATGGCCAGCTTATTATGGCTGTGATAGTTTACTTGTTAGCATTAGCATTCTAGGTCAGGCTGCCTCCGGCCCGTGTACTGGCGTGGTTCACCAGAGACCGCAACGAACCATTACTTATTGGTATATAATGTATAAAAACACTGCATTTGCGGCCATCCGTAGAGTCTCTATAATAGCGGCTCATTGGATATGGGTGGTGGTTAAAGTGTTAATTTATATGATAGTATTCGTAGTCTTAGGGCTATGTGCAGTAGCAAAGCAAGACATAGAGCGCCCTTAGTGGCGCTTTTTTTATGGAGAAAATATGAAGCATCTCATTATCCCAGACACGCAAGTTAAACCCAATACACCGACTGACCATTTGGCATGGGCAGGGAAATACGCGGCAGAAAAGAAACCCGATGTTATTGTGATGATAGGGGACTGGTGGGACATGGAATCTCTTTCATCATACGACAAGGGCAAGAAATCATTTGAGGGTAGGCGGTATTCTAAAGACATAGACGCAGGCATCGAAGCTATGCAGAAATTCCTTGCACCTATCAGGGCAGAGCAAAAAAGGTTGAAGGCAAACAAGCACAAGCAGTGGAACCCTCGATTAGTGTTCACGTTAGGCAACCATGAAAACAGAATCACACGAGCGATTGAAGATGATCCTATGCTTGATGGGCTGATAGGGTTTAAAGATTTTCAGCTTGAGGAAATGGGATGGGAGGTTTACGGATTCCTGGAGTGTTGCGTTATAGATAACATTGCCTATCAGCACTACTTTACCAGCGGCATAATGGGTAGGCCAGTAGCTAACCCCACCCTGATGTTAAACAAGATGCATATGTCTACGGTGCAAGGCCATGTTCAAGATAGAGCCATTAGCTTTGCAAGACGCGCAGATGGCAAACAAATGATTGGAATATTTGCAGGGATATTCTATCAGCATGATGAGGATTATCTTACCCCGCATAATAACTTGTCATGGCGGGGAATCTGGATGTTGCATGAAGTTAATGACGGCTCAGGGGATATTATGATGGTGTCACTTGATTACCTACGCGAAAAATACGAAGGCAAAAATGAGTAAGTGGAAAGAATTACAGCAAGACAACCCCGCCATAGAACCTAGACCAGTTTCTACCATGGAAAAAATGCATGGTGATTCTGCTGAAAATTTCCAAGAGGTGGCAGAATTAAATCCAAGTTTGAGCAAAAATGAGGATATGGTCAACCACCCGGCCCATTATCAGGGTGATATTGAATGTATTGATGCGATAGAAGCGAGCATGTCGAAGGAAGCATTTGCCGGTCATTGCAAAGCATGCGTAATCAAGTATTTATGGCGATACCAGCAAAAGGGCGGCGTTGAATCACTACAAAAGGCGCAATGGTACCTAGCACGGCTCATAGACACCGAAAAAAAGGCCCTGTGAGCCATTCTAAGACGTTTTAAGGGGTCAACCTATACCTACCTACAGGGTACATTTAAAAGGCCTAAAAAAGGCCCTAAAAAGGGCCAAAGGATTGCACGGGGAATTAATCTTGTTTCTGGTACTTGGCCCAATCGAATGCGCGTTTCTTTTTATACTGTAGCCATTGGGCGCGCCTAGTATT